CCCTACTTTTAATAGGGGAACGCCGTAACTCTTCCGCGGTTATCAAGCGCGAAATTCTATCGTGGTGAGCCCACCTGTGATTAACATCATGGGGTTCGGACACGAGCGGATACATGATATGAAAGTAACCATCAAATCAACTCAACTAAAAACAGTTTGGGCCATTCTGTCAAAATGGCTTGTTCCATTAATAGAGGTCGATCCTACAAAGAAGGTTCAGCTGCTTAAATGGGCAGCTTTCTTCGTAGGTCAGGTAGACGATATGATCAGCAATAATGGCGTAAAGTTCACTGCCAATTACTTTAAAACAGTAAGAGCAGCAACTTTAAACTATATTGCTGGCACACCTATCTACTCTGTCGAGAGCTCTGTAAAGTTAAACAAAAGAGGTCTACCATCGGTTTTAGGACCGATTATAGACTCGATTGACACTATGCAGAGAAAGGAATTACAATACTTACTCACTTTGTTAAGAGTGGGCAAATTATTGACTATTCCCCCCGAACCTAACCTTTCTTCAATTACGGACCCTTACAAGGGAGCTGAACCACATAAAGTGTTTCAACAGAAGGATTTATCATCTTTCTTCCGTTCTTTAGGAATAGCTAGGGGAGGTCTCGATTTTCGATGGACTCGTTATCATCTATCAACTAAGACAGCCCCTAATAGAGACTTAGCATTGAATGCGTCTATAGCAGAACTGTGTGGGCTTATCCCCTTCGAAGAAGGGTGCCAGACTCAGTCCCGTTTATTTTCGGCAATTAGGACCTTAGGCGGTAAAGCCTTAGGAAATAATATGTCAATGTTAAGGCAAATATTAGGGCCTTCCTTACCATCTGAAAAGGACACTCCGTTAAGGAGATTGACCTATATCAGTGATAAGGAAGCAAAAACTCGTGTGGTGGCAATCTTTGACTACTGGTCTCAGACAGCTCTTCTCCCCTTACATAATGCCCTGTTGGGTATTCTGAAGAAGATGAAGACTGACTGTACCTTTGATCAAGACCGCTTCACGAGGCTTAAACTGTCTCCACCCTATATCTGCTTCGACCTTAAAGATGCGACAGATAGATTTCCTATAAGTTTCCAAAAGGAAGTTCTATCTTACGCTATCGGAAAGGAGAGAGCAGAGGCTTGGGCGGATATCCTTATCCAAGAACCGTTTGTTACTCCAGAGGGAGACCAGGTTAAGTATAATACTGGTCAACCAATGGGGGCATATAGTTCCTGGGCCACATTTGCTCTTTGCCACCACTTCGTAGTGTATATAGCGGCAAAACGCGCAAAAAAGAAGGCACGTTTTACTGCTTATGCAATACTTGGTGATGACATAGTCATTTGTGACTATGATGTCGCCCGACATTATAAAGAAATCATGGACGAATTACAAGTGATTATCTCTAATCTCAAGTCTTTCGAATCCAATGAGTTCTTCGAAATGGCTTCACGCCATTTCTTGAATGGAGAAGAAATAACGGGTTTCCCCCTATCCGGCCTAATAACCGGAAGCAAGGATATCCCGAATATTATCGAATCCATTCGTAACGTCGAGCATCATGGTTGGGATCATTTGATAGGAGAGTTAGGTCCCGACCAGATTCTGTCTTTAATTCGTATCATCTCTAAAGCTCCTGTATACAACAGGACCAAGGAGACGATCGGAAGACTCAGAGCATTTCCTGTTAAGGAAATTTGGAATGGGATATTGACAAGACCCGAGAGGGCCCTTCAATACTCCACTCCAATTAGTTGCTTTTCTAATCAGATTGTCCCTCTTGTGAGAGACGCTATGATTATTGAAGTAATTAATAACTTTGAGTCGGACATAGAGAAAATTACCGATCTCCATACTGAGTGGGCGTTTAAGACCACTCCTATGGTGAAAGAAATATTCTCTAGGGATCAAGGTTCTGGTGACCGACCTTTCATGCCTAGACTCGTTCCATTTATGGCAGTTTGGTTTGATCTTAAACGCGAAGTTCGCGAGAAGATCAACGCCGGGCTGCAATATCTGGACGAGCCAGAACTTGGCTTAGATTGGGCCAAGGACTACGTCACTCTTTCAAACATGCCGGATATAATCCGTTGCTTAAAAGAAAGACGTTCGGCAATCATAACAAGTTCCCAAAGTTACCTGATTCTCAAAGCGCTGAAACGCGTCGAGAGAGATAGACCTCAGGAAATGTTACAGGGTTTTACTCCTCCTGGTGGGGAGTAAGCATTCACCCCGGGTCCCCGCTTGATAGGCGGG